CTGAGCACGATTAAAACCTTCCTCACTAACTGTCATCGGAACTTCTAGTAGTGTTCTCACTACTGGTTTAATCTTCTCAACTATATATTCTGCTACTCCCACTCGCATTAAAAATCGTGAAACATTCATAACTATAATAAAAATATCCCGCTTCATACAACCATACACCAACTCAGCTAAACACATAGCCAAATCTGATGCAAAAAGCGCAATATTGGGAACTAACCCCTCCAAAGCTTGTTTAACATCTGCCACCAAAGTTTCGAAAGAGAGACTAGCTGATTCCAGAAAATTACGCGCAGTACTCGATGTAACCCGAATATCATCTACAACTGCTTTAGCCGCAACTGATGCCTCTTTCACACTATCTAGAGTTTCTACCACAGATGCTCTCGTACTCTCACTAGTCAAAGATGACAAACCACTCATGGTCTGTTGCGTAGAAGAAATCAACTTCATCATCTGAGCTGTAACCTTCACATTAGAATCACCTAATCCCTGCGCCTTCAAAACAGGCTTTTCATTGTCAGTAACATCCATCAACATGAAAGGCTTCAACAAATCTACAACTCGAGACAGCGTTTGGTGCGCAGTCAACTCCTGATTAACATCACTACGAACCAATTCTACACCGCCTACTATCTCATCAACCTCATAACCAAAATTTTGTTTCAACCAAATAGCAGTCGCTAAAGGCGAAACAGTACGATATTTAGGCACCGTGGCATCTCGACCAACAAGATCTTCAACAAATGCTCTCGCGTTGACTTCATTATACAAAATGGAATAATCAAAATCATCCACACGATAAATAGCTCCACTCGACATCCCGCCACTTACACGTCTATACGCAACCAAACAAGGATCTAAAATTTCAACCCCAACCGCAGCTTTCATCTTCTCCACAAAAGAAAGCTTCTTCCATGCACTCTTAGTACTTGAGTGTGATATCGGCCCATGTATACCATGAACAGACAACACAATTACCTCCATGAGTTAACAATTAGGATTTATAAATTTTAATAAAAAGTCAGCCACAACTTCAACTTCCTCGTCTTCAAACTGCAACACGAACAAAATAAACGAGTCAGTCTCTAACAAAACAGACAAAAATTGTTCAACTGTGTATCGAGCAAAAACTGCTTGCGAATACAACGACAAACTGTCTATAAAATTAGTTAGACTTTCAAAATCTGAATCAACAAGATATCGAATCATAAACAAGAATTATTGAACCACGAACTTTAAGGCGTTCGCCGGCTTTGGTTCAATAAAAATTTAAATAAACACTTAAAAGACGCACACAAAAT